AATAGCTTATACTCCATTAGATAATCATTGTCGTAACATCATTCATATTTATTCAAGTTATTTATTTAGAGTTCCACCAACTAGAGAACTTGGCATATTAGAAAATGACGCAACTATTCCATTCTTTTTAAATGATGCAGATTTAGAAGGCAGAAGTTTTGATGCCTTAATGAGAGAAGTACAAAACTATGCAAGTATCTATGGGCATTGTTGGATTATTATTGATAAGCCATCAACAAATGTTTTTACAAGAGCAGAAGAATTAGAACAAGGCATTAGACCTTATCTAAATATTTACACACCAGAAAATGTTTTAGATTGGCATTATGTAAGAAGCGACTCTGGTTATTACATTTTAGACTTTTTAAAAATTAGAGAGTCTATAAGTGAAGAAGGAGATTATTATAAACTTTGGTATTTAGATAAAATAGATACAGTATTTGTATCAAATCAAAGTAGAGATGAACCTAAATTAATTGAATCACTTCCTAATCCACTTGGACAAATACCAGCAGTCATAGTCTATAATCAAAGAAGTCCTATGAGAGGTTTAGGAGTTTCTGATTTATCTGACATAGCTGATTTACAAAAAGCAATTTACAATGAACTATCAGAGATAGAACAAATCATAAGATTATCTAACCACCCATCACTTGTTAAGACTAGAGATACTGACGCAACTGCTGGTGCTGGTTCTATTATAGAAATACCTGACAATATAGATGCAAACTTAAAACCTTACATCTTACAACCAAGTGGAAGTAATTTAGATGGAGTATTAAAATCTATTGAGCATAAAGTTGAAGCTATTAATAGACTGTCTCATGTTGGGGCTATCAGAGCAACAAGTGAAAGAGTACAATCAGGTATAGCATTAAGAACTGAGTTTCAATTATTAAATGCTAAACTTGCAGAAAAAGCAAAATTAATGGAACTTGCTGAAGAACAAATTTGGAGACTCTATTCATTATGGCAAGAAGAACAATTTGATGGCAAAATAACTTACCCAACAACATTTGACATTAGAGATTGGGCAACAGATTTAGAATTATTACAAGCTGCAAAAGCAAGTAATATTAAATCATCTACATTCAATAAAGAACTAGATAAACAAATTGCAAGAACAGTTATAGATGATGATGAAGCATTAGTAGTTATAGATGCTGAGATAGAACAAAACACAGAAGCATTAGGGGAGTTTCCACAGCAACCAATCACATTACCTAGAGTTTAAATGTGGCTTCTATCATTACAGAACTTCAAGCACTTAGAGCAAACGCAATAACTTCATTAGAAGATAAACAACAAGAACTTTTAATTAAAACACTTCAGCAATTAGAAAAAAGAGTTGTTGATAGAGCATTAACTTTACCAACTAGGAATGGACAATTATTTGATACAAGACTTGCAATAGAACTACGACCACAATTACAAAAAGCAATAGAAGAACTTTATTTAATACCAGTACAAACCTTTATAAAAGATTATGACAAGGTTGCCGCAAACATTGTAGCAACTTATGGAAAACTTCCAGTAGCACCAGAATTTAAACAGATAAGAGAAATAGATTTAAGAGTTATTCAGCAATTAAAAAAGATTACTTTTTCTCAATTTCAAAATCTTGGAAATGAATTTGTGAACACATTAGCTAATGAAGTTTATCAATCCACTTTAACTGGTAGACCAGTTGTAGATATGGTTGAAACTATTAGAGGAAAAATAAATGGTATTTATCAACAATCTGACAGTAAAAAGGCACAAGAATTAGTAGACTACATAGCTAATAATCCTAATGGTGCAGAAGTAGATACTGCTGTTTCACAATTACAAACTATTTATGGAAGAGATAGATTAGGAGAAAATCTAAATAGATATGCTGGTCAGTTAGTTCAAGATTCTTTGATGGGCTTTGATGGACAGTTTGCAAAATTTAGAGCAGATGAGTTAGGATTAACTTCTTATGTTTATTATGGAACTTTAGTTAGAGACAGTAGGGATTTCTGCGTAGACAATGTAAATAAAATATTTACTGAAGAAGAAATTAGGAAAAAGTGGGCAGAAGAAACTTGGCAAGGAAAAGCACAAGGAGACCCATTTGTTGTAAGAGGCGGTTATAATTGTAGACATCACTTTCAACCAACAAGTCCTGAATGGGGTACAGTTAAAGAAGATGGCACATTTGAGTTCACTTTAGAATAATAATTGCATTTTAAGTATTCTACTGATAATTGAGAAGTTATTAATCAAGAAGGAGTTAATATGAACGACCAAGTTAAAAAAGAGTCGGTTGAGAAAACAGCAACTCAGGAAAAAGCTGGAGAAGTTAAAACTTCTGATACTCAATCAGAAAACAAAGTCTTTACTGAAGAACAAGTAGAGAACATAGTACAAAGAAGATTAGAACGATTTAAAAAATCAGTATCTAATAAACTTGATGGCATTGATATTGAAGAAGCCAAAAAGTTGATTGAAGAAAAGAAGCATAAAGAAATAGAACTCGCAAAACAACGAGGTGAGTTTGATAAAGTCTTAAAAGAGACTGTGTCAAAGAAGGACGATAGAATTAAGCAGTTGGAATCTGAATTATCAAAAATTCGGATAGATGAAACATTAGTCAATATAGCTAGTGGACTTAAAGCTGTAAAACCAGCAGAAGTTAAACAGTTACTTAGACAATATGTTCGTTTAAACGATAGTGGTTCTGTTGAAGTAATAACTGATACTGGAACACCTAGATATTCAGAAAAAGGCGAACCAATGAGTGTAAATGATTTGGTTGCTGATTATTTAAAGAACAATCCCCATCATGTTACCGCAACACCAAGTGGTGCTGGTAGCAAAGGTCAGATTGGTGGTGCAACACCTAAACCATTGAACATTAGGGATTTGGACTTGTCTAAACCTGAGGACAGAAAAATATATTCTGAATACAGAAAACAACGAGACCAAAGTGTATTTAAAATAAAACCAACAATATAGGATAAAAAACTATGGCAAACGAAACAACGAGTTCCACACTTAGTGAACTCTTTACGAATATTACCCAAGAGGCAATATTCACATTCCAAGAGACATCAGTAATGAGACCTCTTGTAACTGTGTACCCAATCAATGGCTCAGGCAAGACTGTTGAAGTACCAGTATATCCAACAGTAAGTGCGGCAGCAGTTAACGAAGCTACCGACTTGTCAAACACAGCAGTTAACCCAACATCTGCAACTATCACAGCAAGTGAAAAAGGTGTGATGACTACCTTAACAGATTTAGGTAGAGATTCTGCATCAAGAAATGTAGGTGCTGATATTGGAAAATTATTCGGAGAAGCATTAGCTAAAAAAGTTGATACTGATTTAGTAGACCTTCTTGATGATTTTGCATCTGGAAATGACCAAGGCGGTGCAGGAACAGAACTTACTGCTGACTTGCTTTTCAAAGCACAAGCAATACTAAGAACTGCAAATGTACCAGCACCATATTATGGTGTGTTCCACCCAAAAGCAGTTTTCAATTTAAAGAAAACTCTTACACAAGCTGGTTATTCTGGAACTGCAACTGCAATTTCTGAAATTGGTAATGAAGCATTAAGAAATGGATATATCGGCAGAATCGCTGGTATTGATGTATTTGAAAATGCAAACATTACAATTGATGGCTCTGATGACGCTAATGGTGCAGTATTCCACCCAGCTTCACTAGGACTATGTATTAAAGAAGAAATCAAAATTGAGACCCAGCGTGATGCTTCTTTACGAGCAACAGAAATAGTCGGTTCAATTGTCTACGGAGTAGGTGTTGTAAAAGACACTTTCGGCGTAACAGTTCTTACTGATGCGGCTCTATAATTAATACAATCGGTGGGGTGTAAAAACCCCACCATTAAATATTATGGCTAATTTTTCAGTTGATTCAGATTTAACATTTTACCAACCAGATATTTTAACTTTTGGTATCGCTAACTTTACATCTCCAAACGATTACCATGCACAAGCCAGATTAGATATTGAGAGAGAATTAAGGATAAGATGGTTTCCAGTTTATTCAAAAGAAACTTATAGAAATATTTCATTATTAAATACAACAGAAATGAACGCAACATTATTAACTGATGCACAATTTAAAAGAGCAAGTGTGTATAGAGTGATTGGTTTTTATTGTTGTCCGCAACTTACAAAATTTAATTCAGATGATAACCCTGATAGATTTCAAGTAATGATGAAACACTATCAGCAATTATATGCTGATGAGATGGAACAGATATTAAGAGATGGTGTTGAATATGATGCTGATGATTCTAATACAGTTGCTAACGCAGAAAAAGCACCTTATCATAGACTTAAAATTCTAAGATGAAAATTACAGTTCAGGACAACACACTTCAAGTTGCCAAGAACTTTGAAAAACAAGTTAGAGAACAACCAACCATTGTTAAAACAGCATTAGGTAGAACTGCTGAATTTGTTATGGGATTAATTAAACAAAGAACAGCAAAAGGTATTAGTGCTAAAGGCGGTACTTTTCCACCTTATACAGAAGCATATAAACAATTTAGAAGAAAAGCTGGTAGACAAGTACAGTTCCCAGATTTAAATTTTTCAGGACAAATGTTATCTAATATTGTTCAAAAATCAGAACCTAGTTTTGCTATTATTTATTTTGCGAATAAATTTCAAAATATAAAGGCAGTAGGCAATCAAAACAAAAGAAGATTTTTTGCAATAGCAGATAAAGAACAACAACCAATCATAAATGTATTTATGAGAGAATTTAAAAAACTAAGTATAATTAAATGAGCAAACGAGAAGATATAGCATCAAACATTGTATCTGCTTTAACTGCGGTAACATCTCCTATTACTCTTAAAAAAATTACTAGAGAACCTTTTAATGTAGATGAATTATCTGAACAACAATATCCAGCTTGTTTTATTCAATCTGGTAATGAAACAAGAAGTGATGAAACAATAAGTTTTACAAGTGCCTTACGACAAGCAACAGCAGATTATGTTATTGTAGGATTTGTAAAAGGCACACCATCTAATATTGATACAAAAAGAAATGAATTGATTACGACAATTGAAACAACACTAAATTCTGATAGAACAAGAGGTGGGAACGCAAAACAAACTCAGGTAGTAGAAGTATCTACTGATGAAGGAGTTTTATTCCCAATAGGTGGTATCAGAATGGTAGTGCGAGTTATGTATCAATACACTTCTGGCACACCTTAATAAACAAACAAGGAAACAAATATGGCAACACATACTGGCTCAGAGGGTCTCATCAAGATTGGTGCAACGACAGTTGGAGAATTAAGAAGTTACACTTTAGAGCAAACTGGAGATTCTATTGAAGATACTTCAATGGGAGATTCATCAAGAACATATAAAGTTGGTCTTAAAGGTTTTTCTGGTTCAGCAAGTTTATTTTTTGATGAAGCTGATGCAGGACAATTATTAATGGTCGTAGGTTCAGAAATTACAATTAAAGTATTTCCTGAAGGTGCGACAGCAGGAGATAAATTTTATGAAGGTTCAGCAATAGTTACAGCTTACAATGTATCTGCATCTTTTGATGGAATGGTAGAAGCTGAAATGACATTTACTGGAACTGGTGCATTATCGTTATCAACAGCAGCATAATTTAGGAAGATATGAATATTATAGATAGAGTGAAGGCACATTTTGAAAGTCAAGGAGTTAAGAAAATAGAGGTTTCCGAATGGGGTGAGGAAGGCAAACCTTTAATAATATACTGCCAACCATTTACTTTAGGAGAAAAAAGAAATCTATTTAAAGGTGCTAAGAATGATGACTTAGGAGTTTTAGTAGATGCAATAGTTCTTAAAGCTAAAGATGCTGACGGAAATAAAATATTTAAGTTAGATGATAAGCAAGTATTATTGAATAATGCTGACCCAAATGTTATAGCAAGAGTGGCAACAGAAATGTTGAACTCAGTATCTTACGAGGAAGCAGAAAAAAAGTAAGATTTGACCCTGAGTTATATTCCATACTTGCTCTTGGTCAAGAATTAGGAAAAAGTATGGAAGAAGTTCTGAGTATGACTTTAGATGAATATACTTATTGGTTGGCATATTTCAAAGTGAAGGCAGAACGAGATAAACTTAGATATGGCAGAACAGCAATTAAACATAAGACTTAATGCGATAGACAATGCTTCAAAGGCATTAAATAATGTAAAACAAGAAATAGTAGGTTTAAATAAAAATACTAATAATTTATCTTCTAGTTTTTTTAATTTTAAAACTGCAATTGTAGCTGTTCTATCAAGTTTAGTAATTAGAGAATTTGTTCAAGCCAATAAAGAATTTGATAGATTAAATAGAACTTTACAAGCCGCAACTGGTTCAGTTGATAAAGCAAGTCAGGCATATAATTATCTTAATCAATTATCAAAAGATTCAGTATTTTCTACACAAGATTTAACAAATGCTTATGCAACATTAGTAAATTCAGGTGTTGCACCTACAACAGAACAATTTAAAGCATTTGTTGATTCTGCTGGTAAAACAACTAATGCAGTTGGAACTTTAAATGACATAGTAAATATATTTGCAAAAGCAACAGAAGGCGGATTAAATTTAAGAGCAATAGATTCACTTGTTTTAGCAGGTATTCCAGCTTGGAGTGCTTTATCTAGTCAAATAGGAGTTAATAGAAAAAATCTTGATGAATTTGCTAAAACTTCTTATGGAAGTAATCAAATATTAAATGTTCTTACAAATACTTTAAAAGAATTTGCAGCTAAATCAAACATAGAGAATACACAAGATTTAGGAATACAATTAAAAAAAATAGGAGATTCTTTTAAAGATGTCTTAGCTTCTGCTTCTGGTGGTGAACTTACTGCTGGTTTTGCTAATTTAGCTAATTCAATTGAAAAGATAACTGAAAATTCAAAAGAAGGAATTGAGATAATAGGAAAATTTTTTAACTTCATATTAACTACTGTTGGCAAAATAGCTGAAATAGCTTTTGAAGTTTTTGGTTTTATTAACTTAATAGTTCAAACACTTATTAAAGGATTCAATTTTATTTTTGATAAAATATATGAACAATTTAAAAAGGTAAGTGATTTTGTTAAAAAGGTTTTCGGAAAAGAATTAGATTTTATAAATGAAAAAATAGATATTGGAGTAGACCATGTTGCTGGAAATTATAAAAAATGGAAAGAGTCAGTTTTAGGAGTTAAAGAATATGGCAAAGCAATTGATGATGTTAATAAAAAAGAATTAAAATTACCTGAAACACAAACAACAATTAAACCAGAAATCTCACTTGAAAACACTTTAAATAGTGTTGAAAAAAGTTTAAAAACAATTACTGAAGGATTTAAAGAACAATTTACAGATTTAGCAAAATTCTCAACCTTAATAGCAGGTTCTTTAAAAGAAGTTTTTAGCGGAGTTTCAAGAAGTTTAGCAGAAGCAATTGTTTTAGGAAAAAAATTAAATGAGAGTTTTAGAGAATTAGCACAAAAAATATTAGTTAATATTCTACAAAAATTAATAGAACAGTTATTTTACGAGTTAGCAATTGAAGCTATTAATAGGATAAAAATAATTTTAAAAGAGAGAGAAAATGATGCAATTGATAAAACTGTTTCTGCTTTACAAAGACAATTAGTTTTAGAAAATGGTATTGCTGCCGCAAGAGCATTACAAGCAAGTTATGGTAGTGGCGGTGGTGGTAGCGGTTTTGGTGGATTTATAGGAAATTTTGCTGGTGGTTTTTTAAAGGGTATATTTGCAGAAGGTGGTCAAGTACAAGCTGGACAACCTTACATGGTTGGAGAACGAGGTAGAGAATTATTTGTTCCTGAAACAAAGGGAACTATTGTACCTAATCACGATTTAGGCGGTGGAACAAATATTAATTTTACAATTAACGCAACTGATGTCAGAGGAGTAAAAGAATTACTACTTAACAATAGAGCAACTATAACTAATATTGTTAATCAAGCATTAAACGCAAAAGGTAAATCTAATTTAGTATGAGTGGAGTATTTCCTTCAACACCGACAACAAGAGATGTAGTTA